TTAGCAGCAGCTACCTTTTCGTCAGCTTCGGCTTTAGCCTGGTTAATTTCAGTAGTAACACCCATAGCTTCTTTAACTACATCACCAATAAGAGCTTTTACCTGGTTTTCATCCATGGTTTTTTCCTCCTTGTTTGATTCGTTTATTTCCAAGAGTTTTGCAGTTTTATCCGCTGGACGTACACCCAATAAAGCATATCCGGAATAGATAAATTCAGTAGGGATTCGTCCTTGTTCTTTATAACCATACTTGTAAACGATGCCATCATTATCTTCACTACGATAAATTTCAACACTTCCAAATGGCGCATTATCATTAGCAGTATCTTCAATGAGTTTTGCAACGAAATCTGGGTAGCACATTTCGTCTAAATATCCCTCACCGATAGCTACCTTTTTGGTTTCACCATCTTCTGTGATTTCGCCTATATAGGCATTTGTGAAGTGACCAACAACATCTGCATTCTCGAATAACGGCAATCCATCTTGTATGCCAGTTTCGCCATGTCCAAGAATTTCAACACGATTATATTCGTCCACGAACTCAACACGTAAACTCATGTCCTTGACGGTGGAAAGATTATTTTGGCAATATTCCTCAATCCAAGTAATTCCATTATCGTTGTAAATGGTGCCAACTTCATTGTTGACATCTATACAGCTATCTGGATAAATTTCATGGAGAATTAGCTTAAATTTTCTTCTACCATTTTTGGACTTTCGGCTAGAAACCTCGAATAACTTCAATTTGGTTCACCGCCTTTCGTAAAACTGTATATAAAAAGAGAGTAGTGGGTAGACTACTCTCGATTTACTATTGTCTGCTAGGCGATGGAACTGAGTTACTTCCGTTCGCCCTTGTTTGTAATGTACTTGCATTTTGAGAATCTTCATCTACAGGTCTGCCACCTTTATCATCACCATTATACGTGTATGATGTAGCATGTACGGGATATCTATGCTCGATATCGTCCTCCAGCTCTTTGTCAAGTAATGCAAAGAATACATCCGGAGATAAACCACATGCACTAGCCCATAAAGATAAACTTCCTTTACCCTGTAAATACAATTCTTTTGCAAACTGTACCATATTCTTCTTATTAACATGTGTAATTGGAAGATATTTACATTCAACCCAATTTCGATTATCTTTGATAACATTTTCAGAGATACATTTATTTAACTCATTCTCAATTTCTTCAATCCATTGGAATAACTGAGAACTGATTAAATCCAAGTTGTTTTCCTGTGATGAATAACTACCACTTCCAGAACCATCCAATAAAGAAGCTGCAATACCTAAATTTCGTGCAACCTTAGTATGAATATTCTGTTCGTATTTATCATCAAAAATATCTGTATTTGCTGGGTCAATAGTATCTATTTTTGTGCCAGCAGTAACAGAGAAGAATGAAATACCACCTCTGTTGTTCTTTGTCATAACAGCATTTTTTACAGCATTGTGCTGATGTTGCTGTTGCTGTTTAGTAAGAGAACAACTTCCTTTGTCTTTTCCCTCTGGAAATGTTTCATAAATAATACGATTGTTAATCTCGTCAAGAACATTACGTTTTGTATCAGTGAAATAATCACCATACAAAATATCATTAATAGCAGCAAGAACTAATGGTCTGCCCCAATATTCTTCTCGCTTACTACGAACTTTATGAACAATTGTTTTTGTATTATCTAATACATACCAGTTTCCGCCTTTTCTACTTTTTGAATATACACTATATGCCTTGCGAATTTCCTCTGGATATTTTCTGAGCTTCTTTTCTCTTTGTTCTCCATGACAATCATCAAAGTAATTTAAGTTAAACGCAATAACATAAGAATTGTTTTTCATGCCAACAATTTTTGTGTAATCAGTTGGTAATGAAATTACACTTGCGTTAATGCCGGATTCATTGATTTCGATAATAGAATCAACGTCATAATCTGTTAAAAATTTCTGAGTAGAAATAGGGCGTTTTGTTGTTTCAAAATAATAGAAAGCTATACCATCAATCATACCTTTGAATAAAGCATCACGAATTACTTCCTTATCTTTAATCATGTGTAGAACAGAAACCATTTTCTCTTCGTTGATTTTTCGCTTTTTCTTATTTGAACCATGCGGAACAATAACTTTATCCAAAGTAGGCATAGCTGTCATATAGTCAATAGTATTTGTGTAAATACCATCACTACTATATAGCATAAGAGAAATTTTTCTTAAAATCTCATTGTTACCCATTGGGTCTTTAATAATAGCAGCTAATTGTTCCTGTGTATAAAAATCAAAAATATTCATTCCGTAAAAATTACTAGAATAAATTTTTGTACTAACATAAGAAGATTGTTCATTTACAACTTCTTTTTCTTGTGTAGAATTTACTTCCGCCACCTGTGATTTAGGAGGTCTGCCACGTCTTTTTGGCGCAGTGGAAGATTGATTTAATTCTGCCATTTATTCATCCTCCTAATTTATCAAAATTAAAAAATCATAATCATCTTGCTTAGACAATAAATCTTGTCCTAATAAACCAAAGAAATAGCTTCCATAGCTGACACTTGTATATCTATCCTTTCTATTGGCTCCACGTTCTCTAATTGTGATTGCGCCTGTTTGCACATTCTTTTCATAAAGAAGAGCAGTAGTTTCACTAATTAAAGCCTGTGTTTCCAAGAATGGAGATTCATAGAAGAGTAGTGTATCTGCATCTGGAGAATTAACATATTCCTGGATATTCGGAAGAATCTCTTCGCTTGCTTGTTCAAAACTAATGAGCAAGTCAATCATTTCTTCGTCAAGGACACGTCTAAAATCTTGAGCAATTTCACTATTTAATTTAGGTGTAGCATTTATAACAAAAATACAAGGTGTTGCTCCCTCTGCCATAACACGAGCTGCTGTCTTTTCATCATTCATACATGATAAAGGAGAATATTCGCAATCTCGTTCAGAGTCATACATAACTCTTGCAAGCATATCGTAAACAGAAATACCAGCATTTCGTAAGTCGAGTACAATATAATCAGCATCAAAATCTTCATATAATTGTCTTATTCTTAACGCCTGTTTTGCTGTATCTCCACCTTGTACAGATTCTATATATGAAGCAATTCTTCTATAACCATTACTAACACTAACTTCGCTTGAATCTTTTCTTGCGTAAGTGGTATATTCTGGTAATCCACGCATACATGTGAATATAGAATTATCATTTCGTTTATTTTCTACGAAAGCCATATCACAACAAACTGCTCTGACTTCTCCAGGCTGACGTGGAATATCAAAAGGATTCTTTTTCCTTGCCCTAACATCTGCATGTTTTCGAGGATAGAAAGCCTTTTTAGATTTTTGGTTTTTGTGTAACATGCTATATGTAAAATATGCACTTGTATCTTCCTTAACTCGTTCATTCAAGAACTCTATTCGCCAAGTAAGAGGGTCTTGCTTTTTCTTTTCATTTTGCATGTAAGTCATTGACTTAATCTTATGCTTCAATGTTATACTTTCATCAAAAGCAAGTAAGCACATATCAGAATCATTCATCATACCGTCATAAGCTTGGTCAACAATTTTCCACATCCAGTGTCCATTGTCCAACCAACTAGAAGAAATATATACATCGACAGATTCTTCTTGTAATTCTGGTATATTAGAATAGAATGGGTCTAACATATATGCTGGTGTTCTGATAATCTGGAACGGAGCCAAGACACTATCTTCGATATGCTTATCAATCTGTCTAAACTCTTCTCGAATAATACAAGTTGAACGATAACCACGTCCATTTTCACTTGCCGGAACAACAGTAATGGTGCTAGTATTTCTAAAGAATACGATAACTTCATTTTGGTTATCCTTAATACTACGAATTTCTTTTCGCAACATTGCAGATTTTGTCATTAGTTCATTTCGTATTTTTTCCGAAATAATCAGTTTTGATTGACCTTTCGTTCCGGAACTAAGTATGACCTTAGACCCAGGTTTAACAATACAAATACAACAAGCATAAATAGCAATAATAAACGACTTAGCAGCAGAACGACTTGCAATAATGGCAATAAATCTACTAATACCCATTACATACAAAATCAAAATTTGATATATATGTAATTTCAAACCAAGATAATCAGTTGCAACTCTATGTAAATTTCTTTTAAAGAATGTATTCCATAAAAGAAAGTGGTCAAGATTTGTTTCATTGTGTAAGAAATGGTTTGATGGAAACTTTTGATATAAATCTTTTTGTTTCTCATCTGCATTCCTACTTTTATATTTATTCGGTTGGCTCTGAATACTCATCTTCATCACCATCCTTAACACAGAACTCTTCATCTCTATCGGTAGTACCAAACATTAAGTTCTTCAAAGGACGTAGAACAAAACGGGTAAAATAGTCTCCAATATTATCAAAATCTACAAAAAGACTCTTATTTTTGTAATATTCTGATGGTGTATATTCCTCGATACGGCGAGTCCATTCGCCCCAGCAATCGTCACTACCAATATCAACTTCCTGTACTGTTTTCAAACCAGCTTTAGTAAATGTTTTACTATACTGTTCATTTGCTTTTGCATATCCATCCAAATCATCTTCTTTGAGTTTTTTCATCATCATCATGTATAAGTGACATAATGAATCAATAAAGATATCTTGATTTTCAGATGGCTTTGGATTACTTCTGATTAGTTTCTTATGATGTTCTTCTAATATTTGATAATCATAATATGAGAATCCAGAACCCCATTTTTCTACTAATTTTGGGTCAACCAGAGGTTCACCCTCTTCTTCGGATAATCCTACAGAAATACCATTTGCATCACTGTAAAAGTGAAACCCCTCTTCGAGAGATGTTTCAAATGTTTTGCCAGAATGCTGAACCATATTTACTTTTTGCATATAGATGGCAATAGTAG